GGAATGACGATTGGTCACGACACTAATCTTTATCGTTCTGGCGTAAATGTTCTTTCTACAGATGATCGTTTAGCAAGTAATTTTCCAGGAGCTAAAAATACTTTACATTTAACAGATACAACTACCAATGTAGGCATGACTTTGGGTCACGATACTAATCTTTATCGTTCTGGCGTAGGTGTTCTACAAACCGACAATTTATTCTCAACTACCGCGAATAACGGTAAGAATACTTTACATCTTAACAATACCGCAGCCAATGTCGGAATGACGATTGGTCACGATACTAATCTTTATCGTTCTGCCGCAGATACTTTAAGAACAGACGATAGTTTCATTGTTGATGGCGCAAACTTTACTGTAAATTCGACAACAATAGCATTAGGTGACGCAGCAACCGATACTGTTACGATTAATGCTGGTCCAGTTAATATTCCAAATGCTACAACTGCAGCAGACGCTTTAGTATTAGGTGAAGACGCTAATCTTTATCGTTCTGCCGCAAATACTTTAAGAACAGACGATAAATTTATTGTTGGTGCAACCTCTTCAAGTAGAGACCAAATTACAATACCTGACACAACCGCAGGAGCAGGACTAACAATTGGCGCTGACACGAATCTTTATCGTTCTGCCGCAAACACTTTAAAAACAGATGATACTTTCACTACGGATAGTTATGTTATCAAAAGCATCTCCGCTACTGTATCAGCTGCTGGAACTGCTCAAGGGACCGCAACTGCGTTAACTAAAGACATAAATAATGTAACAAGTTCAACTGCTGGAACTCAACTTGGAGTAATATTACCTACCGCTATTGCTGGTATGGATATACTAATTTTAAATAATAGCGCGAATACTATAAATATTTATCCTGCTACAAGCGCTCAAATCAATGCTTTAGGAACAAACACTGCATTAACTCTTGCTGCTGGAAGTAAATCTAGACTAGTCGCAACAACTACCACTCAGTGGTATACGATCTAATTTAAATTAAATTTTACTGTGTTTTAATATACTTGAAATATAAGTATCTAATTGATGATTATAAGATATATCTTGAACTTCTTTGACTGATTCTAAATTTTGATCAACTGGATTATTAATGTAATCTGATATTTTACTAGACCAATCCTCTGGATTTTCATTAGCAATAATAAGATTTGTAATTTGTTCAGCTATTTCTTTCTGCTGATTACTCATCTTTTTAATATTATGAATTTGTCTTAATTGAGATGAGACTTCATCATTTAATTTTTGAGCTTTAATTAAATTATCTTTAACTTTTGAAAGACTATATTTTTCTTCTATAGACGCTTTTGATTGTTGACCTTGACCAATAGGTTTTACATTTTTAGTTTGTTGAGGTATTCCAGTAGAACCAGCTGGTCTTCCTGCTGCGGCTGCTCCACCTCCAATTAATGGTTGATAAAATCCTTTGTCTTTTAAGTCTCTATATTTTTGTTGAGATATTTCTGACTCTTCTGAATTTGGTAGCCTACCAGTTTCTAAAGCTCTCAAACCTTCCTCTGGAGTTAGTATGCCTAGTTCCATAAGTCTGTTGTAAACTCTGGAATATTGAACGTCATCTTTTAAATCTATATCTTCAAAATGAGGTTCTGGATAATTTTTAAATCCAAGATCTTTACTAATCCTTCTAATTTCTGGCACTAAAAATTCATTGATAAATGCTTGACGAGCTTGCTTTAATCTTTCTATAAAAACCTGAACTTTAATACTTTGATTTGCAAATTTTTCGCTTCCAATAAGTATATTATTTAAACCAATTTGGATATCCCTATCAACCACTTCATATTTTTCTGGCCCAATTAAATTACCAATTTCTGGTATTACGAATTCTGCTTTAGTTGTATAATCAGCAATAAGCACTCTACCAACGCTTTGATTTTGGAACAATCCTTGCATGGCTTCTAAATTCTTTTGATTTATACCGCCTTTATCTGGATCTGTTCCCATGGTTACTAATAAGATTGCTTGTTGCATTGTCCTAGTAATTCCCATGTCCATCTTTTTCATCTCAGCCTTCCAATTAATATCATCTAATACTGGAAAACCCATAGGAACAGCAAATGGCTCGTAGTCTTGTTTCTTATAAAATACTGCGTTAATTTTTGACGCATCCAATGGAATCGTTAATGATCCTACTGTCCTTTGTTGAAGCATCTTAATTGTTTCTGGAGGCAAACTATTTAAAACTTCTTTATCTTCATCTGTTTTTGGGCTTCTAAGTCTCTCTAATTCGTAATCACTAAGTAATTTATAGTATCTTCCTACTGCGAAGTTTATGCTTCCTCCAATTTGAATATCTGCTGGATTTAAAATAATATATCTCGCAGGTAGATCAACAGAAGCTTTGCTTGTTAAGCCAAATGTCTGAGTAATTTTTACTATATCTGCATCTGAAACTGATGTGTCAAATCTATATATAAATACATTTCCTGACCTATAGTATTCTCTAAAAAATTTATCCTGTAAGTCTGAAATATTAATTTTCCTAAATAATGCTTCAAAAAAATCTCTTGATTTTTGACTACCACCTTGGAAATATATATTGCTAGTACTAAACTCCGTCATTAAATCAATTGTATTTCTAAAAATTGCAAAATTATAATAGCATTTCTGACATAGAATTACAGCGTCTCTAATATTTAAATTAGAATTACCTTTAATACCACCAGAATATTTAAAAGGTATGATTCCATCATCTATATTTTTATATCTATCAGTTCTATTAATTGAAGACGCTGCGTTTCTTCTTACTTTAGTGTGCTCTGGATCATTATAATGTTGATCGGCTGCTTCGGCTACCATAAATGGCATAACCTGATTATTTTTATCTTTTTTTTGTCTATTTTGTAGTTTTTTAGGCATTTTCAATTAATATTACACGCTATTCAATCATTATAGGCTTAAAAGTTGGAATTTCTAATGTTTTTTCAACAGACATAAGATCATTATAGCATTTATATGCCCAATTTGCAAGCATAAGAGCAGAGTAATTATCTTTTCTAGCCTTATTAGCGGAGGAGCTTCTCTTTAAATGCTGTGGAAGATCAAAGTTTTGATTGCCTCTACTTGTAGAAGAATATTCTACTAAGGCGCATTGTTTTTTTGTTTGATATATAAAATCGTCTTGATTTTCTATAAAATCTAGAGTAGTCCAGTCCTTTTTATCCTCTGTCCGAATTGAATTTAAATTAGGGCAATTATTTATAGTTCTGTTAAAAAAATCTTCATTTCCTGCTGTATTAGATGCAAACCATGTCTTTTTATAATCTATACAAGCTTGAAGATGCTCATTGCCCTTTCTAATAAAATTGCTAGTAAATACTTGATTAAAGGCAATTCTCCTATCCTCTAAATTATATTTTACCCTTATATTTTTCAACATCATTTCGTAATCATTTCCTTCAGCGTCAGAATCAAATTCAAGAGTTTTTATATTAATATTATCTTTTTTAAATAGTTCAGATTCATTGCAAGCGGATAAAAACACATCAGCGCCAGCATTATCTATTATAATAAATACGATATTAAAATTAACCATTATATAATGGAGATATGCTACATGATTCTTTAAATTACCTAGTCCTGCATAAGTATGCACTAAAGTAGAAGTCTTTGTCTCTTCATCAATTTCTAATACTGCCATTGCAAAATAATCCGCGTTTGGACTATCACTCATGTTAGGATCAATTCCTAATATATATTTTTTATCTTTTTCGCCTTTTAGTAATGTATGTGGCTTTTCTCCAAGTTTTAATGTACATTCTTCCATTTTTTTTGCATTAAAATAACTATCGCTTCCATCTGTAAACCTTGCGCAATACTCTCTAAGAAAACTACTATGACTTGCACCGCCAGCTTGAGCTTCTTCAATAATTGTTTTGTCTATCATTTCTTCTGGTAATGCTTCATAACTTAATTGACTAACGAAATATGTGGCCTCACCTTTATCTTTACTTTGTATTTTCTCAACCCATTCTTTATAAGTTTTATAAAGATTTTCAAACGTATAACTGGCCGAAGAAAGAGCAATCATCTTACTCGTATTTTCAAAAACCATTCTATCCTCTGGTTTCATGAGACCTTCTGATATTAATTTATCTTCTAGCTCTCTAATTTCCATGCGCTCTTTAATATTTTGTGGAGCAACCAAGAATGGCATCAATACATTTTTAATAATTTCTTCTGGTAATAATAAAAACTCGTCAAGCACTAGAATATTTGCTCTAAAGCCTCTAATTTTTTCTCCGTTTAAAGGAATTGCCACTATGCTGCCTCCATTAATTTGCCATTCAAATTGATCATTCCTTTTAGCCTTTGCACCAAAGCATTGTGCTAATAATTCTGCTCCTTGGCTATTAACTATCTTTTCTAAATTATTAAATATAAATCTAGCGGTTCTAAATGTTGGTCCAGCTATTAATATTTTTGTGTTTGGCTCAAAAAGACATTGTAGAAAACAAAATACAGCTGCTATGAAAGATTTACCACAGCCTCTACCAAATACGCACAAATTAAAATTCCTATTCATAAATGCTTTTAGATGAAGCTCTTGATAAGGAGCTAGCTTTACTCCACTTATCAATTCTGTAGTAAAACCTAAATTAGCTCTTAAGAATTTGGCTAGAGTAATTTTAGCTTCTTTATCATTTAAAAAGCCTTTAAGCTCTGTTAATTCTGCATTAACGTTATTAATTGATTTAATATATTTTTCTGGACAATATATCATAAAAGTTTCATATCATAAGCAAGTTGAAGATCTACTTTTTTATAGAAACAATTTGAGGCAAAAATGACTTCTATGGTTCTCTTCATCTCTTCTCTTCCATCAACAAATAAAAATTGAAGGTTGCTAAACTCTTGAAGTAAAGACCTTACATTATGAAAAATATATTCTGGCGTGGCTTTTATTTTTTTACTAATATGAGGAAGATATTGAAAACTTAAAGCATTTGATAACTTTTCTTCTACTATAACTATTAGATAGCCTTCGTTTGCGTGAGCTTTTTCAATTTCATTCTTAAATCTATCAAAATTTTTGACGCTCAAAGTACTTATAAAATCACTTAAGCTTTTTCTTTCTATATAGCAATTGCAATTATTATTATTTGCAGCATAATCTCCGAATGGAAGAGTCTTAATTTCAAATGGAATGTTAAACTTTAACCAATTTTGCTCTCTTGTATCAACAAATATTGTATCATTTTTCGTCAATTTATTTTTAAATTGATTAGATATATTACTAGGATGAATAAACTTATTTTCTAGCCCCAGATCAGAACAAAGATCATAATAATTTTTAAAAATTTTATTATAAAATATAATTGATGGACTCATTATCGTCCTAAGTTCTACTTGGGTGGGAGAATAAATTAGATTCTTTTGTTCTTTTCTTTTTGTTATTAAATCTTTACAATATGCTTGCGCTTTTTCTAGTGGCTGTTCTTTCAGCCACTTTTTCATATTATTTTTATCATTAAAATCACTATTTAGATATTGGTCTTTGTTTTTAAAATTTATTATTTCGCCTGTTAGTAAGTCTTTCCTTGGATAATATTTATGATAATATTTTTCTTTATTTAAACCATAGCTTCTTAACGCAAGATGAAGGCTTTTCTCATCTTTAAACTCTTTACCATCAACTTTACAAACGATACTCATCCGTTTAATATTTCGTCTGTTGAAATACCTAAGATTTTACATTTAACCTCTTCCATTGATGAAAGCCTTTCAATCTCTTTTTCTAATGTTTTTTTTCTTAATTCTGCCATCTTTAGTAATTTAGATCTACTTTCTTCTTCTTTCCACATCTGGACTAAATTTATTATTGAAGCCGTTTCTTTGACTTGTTTGCTTAATTTTTCGCTTCTTTTTACCTTAAGATCATTAAGTAGTTTTTGTTGACGATTAACACAATCATTATATTCTTTTCTAGCGGTATTACTGGCTTCTACTAGTGCCATTGGAATTTTTCCATCTTCTTGAATTGCCATATCAATTTGATTCTGAAGAACATTAATTGTTTGTTGAATATTTGATGATATTACTACTTCTGTTGAAAGAACTATATATTGATCAACTTCTTCTTGAGAAAGATCACTCTTATCATAAGTATAACGCACAAAGCTACTTTCAAATAATTCTCTGTCTTTTTCATCATCATATAAGTTAATTTGATGGCAAAATCTAAATGTATTCATATATCCTATTAAAGAATTTATTTCTTTTTTAATCTTATGATTTAATTTATTTTTATCTACACCATCTAAAACATATCTATTTATCTTAGCTATTGTTCTCTCTTCACTTTTTGGTGGTTTATATTCATCGGTTGCGGCGTCTTCATTCTCTGAATTGTTAAATTTAATATTATTTGGAATAGTTTTCATATATTCCAAAATGCTTCTAGTTTCCTGTGATAAGTTTGTCAGCGCATCATTTTTAAATAGAGTCTTTGCCATTTCTAAACCCGTCATGGTATAGCAATTGTTGCTTATATATTCTTTTTGTTCTGAAGATAAATCTATCAGACCTTTTGCTTGATATTCATGACTTTTTTTAGGTTTTATTTGTCTAGAGGCTAAAAATATTTTAACAGCCTTTCCTTCTTTGCTTCTTCCATCTAAATCGTCTCTTTGAAATGCTAATCTAACTAGTTCTACTAATGAAGGCGGATTATCTGGTCGATTGTTCCATTCTTGAAGCAGTTTTAATTTTTGTTCCTCAGTTAAAATTAATATTTCTTCACTCATGATATATCTATGCTTCCATTGTATAAATATTTCTTAACTTTTACTATAATTGATTTTTTAATATTCTTAATCTGTTTATAACCAGCTGTTCTATTCTTCTCGCTTGTTCTATAACCCATAAGTTTGGCTACTTGCTCTTCATTTTTATTCTCTATATACAAATATCTGTAGACTTTCCATTCGATTGGTTTTAAAACTTCTTCCATTTTTTTATGGGTATTTAAAATACTTTGCTCTATATTAAATGCGTCATTTGGTATATCATGCACCTCTTGGACATGATTTTCTAAACTAAGAGTTAATTTCGTATCATGGGCATTCTTTTTGCTCTTCATCCAGTTAGCATAAAGCGGACACTTTTCGCATTGTTTTTCATAAATTGAACATCCATCGTCTGGTTCTGCTGCAGCACATTTAAGACATGGACGAGTATAATTGCTATAATTATTTCTTATTAGATTTTTTATCTGATTGCTTATAATTCTATTCACCCATGGGGCTAAAGGTTTTGATGAATTATAAAGATGCCATTTTCTGTAAATATGGAATCTTAATATCTGTGATACATCACTAAAATCCATCCAAGCAATTGCAGTTAAATTCCACTTATTTTTTCTTTTTAAAATTTCAGTATTTATTTCATTTATAAAATCTTCAAATCTTGTTTTCTTAGCCATCTGTTTTATTCCTTATTCTAGATGGTCTTAATGTGCCAGCTTCTGCCTTGAATTGATTCAAAAACTCTTGGTTTTTTATTTTTTGAATCTTCTTTGATTTTTTATTTTTTTGGCTTGTTTTGGGTTCATCTTTTGCTGCAAGTGCTTGTTCTGGAATATCAGATATAATATCTCCCATCCTTATTTTACTTGGTCGAACATCTGCTACATCAAAATCAAGCTTGTTTATATTTGGAACGCTTGCGGTTCCTTCATTGTCATCATCGTAAATGTCGTCTTCACCATCGTAATCCTCGCCTTTTAATATAGGCTTTTTAATTTTAAAATTTTGAGGTTTACTTATTGTTGGTTTTTGTGGTAAGACTTCATTTACAATAAGATTTTTATCAAAAGATTTGCCGCAACTTGTGCAAAATTTTGGCTTTATATTAGAATATGTAGTTGGTGATCCGCAGTCCTGACAATATATTTTTAACATAGTATATATATTATACTACATATATTTAAAAAAATCAAAATATATTTACTTTAGTTCTTCGAATTTTTCAATTATATATGACAAAATATCATTTCTCATTATATCTTCTGAGCCAAATTTAAAAGTAATTATTCCTTTTTCTAAGCTTTTTTTATCTTCAAATAGATTATATACCTTATCAAAACCACTATTTTTAATATCTGATTGTCTAATATCTCCTATTAATATGAGCTTACTGAATTTACCCATTCTAGTAGTAATAAGAAGAAGATCGTGAATACTTAGATTTTGAGCCTCATCACATATAATATAGCTAGCATTTATGCTTAGGCCGCGAAGAAACCCTACTGGAAGTCCTTTAACCCTCTCTTCTTTTAAGAGTCTTTCTACTTGTTGTTTTGGCAATAATTCATGCAATTTATCCATTAATGGTTGTAAGTATGGATCTAATTTGCTATGTAGGTCTCCTTTTAAAAAACCTAAATTATGCGTAGAGCTTTCTACTGGATTTCTTATGTAAAAAATTTCACCTATCTTTTTTTCATTTAATGCTTTTAAAGCTGCGTATACAGATAATAAACTTTTTGCAGTTCCAGCTGGGCCTTTACATAATAAGATTTTGGTATTTTTTTCTTGTAATAATCTTATAAATTCTTTTTGTTTATCTGTCCAATTTAATTCACGAATATCCAACATGCCTTCAATTTTATCTCTTTGAGGAACTACGGGCGATTTATCTTGTGACTTCTGCTTGTGTTTTTTAGACATTCTATGTTACAAAAATAATTACACTGTGTAATTTAAAATAGAAATGTTATGAGTTTTTTAAATGCTAATATACCTCCAATAGAGTGCTATGTTCGCGGCAATTATTTAAGGAATCAAGAAGATTCTCATGATAAATATTTTCAATGTCTTGTCTTTGGTGTGACTAGTTTGCCAGGACAAGTTCCTCTTTTTAATTTTATTATGGAGGATGGAGGCATATGGTGGCATGCGCCAATCAGCGCCTTCTGTACAAAAAAAGATGTTTTAGAACAGGACTTGCACGAATTAGAACTTTGGGACAGTTTTAGTTATCATATAGCTGTAACAAAATTCTCAATATTACAAAATAAAAAACTCAAATTCTTATCAAGAAATGGAAAAGAACATTTCGGAACTTATCTTTTTACATTAGATTGGGCTCATAGTGATTTTAATGAACTTAACTTTGGGTTTAGTGAAAATCCTGGTCAACATAAGTGTGGGCATGTTCTACAATTAGATAATGGAAATTTTGCTATACAACCTAATAATAGATTAAGGCTTTATGATCCAAATTTTGTGACAAAACAAGGGCAAAATCTTATAGAAAGAAAAGTAAATAGCCATATATATACAGTAGAAAATTGTCCTAAATGGGTAACAGAAGATTCTGATAACTACGAATATAAGATTGAAAAAACAAAATAAATTGAACATAATCTTCTAAGTGTAATCTATAGGAGATAGTGAATAAGCTTAAGAATTTATTCAATTGGTTTGGATGGAAAAGTAAACTAACATTAGTACTTTTAATAAATGGGGTGATAGGTTACTATGCTTTAAATATAGGATTCAATTTAGCTAAAAATCACAGCATATCTAAATTGCCTAATTCTTGTTTTGTTGATTCTGTTGTTTTTGCTTCTAACGCTAATTATATATTATCTCAAGAAAATACATGGGCGCAAATTTTTGCTTTTCAATTTCACTATACAGATGAACTAAATAATGTATCAGTTATCTTTGATAAAAGTTTAATAGAGTATACGGTTTCTATACCTAAATACAGAGGACATGCAATATGTGTTTTTGAGCACAAAGGAATGCTTTGGGTTTATGATAGTAATTATGGCACAATGCCAGTTGGTCTTGCTGGTAATAGAGCAGAGTATCAAATTAGAGTAACAAAATGGATTGAAGAAAAATATAAAGCTATAGTTTTTAATAGTATATTAATAGATGATGACGCAGAAAGAACTAAAGCATGGATAAAAGAGTAACTAAATTAATAAGAGATGTTAAATTAATAGCGCCGTCTTGTAATAATACCGAACAATTTATAGCTGAGTTTTGGAAATATCATAAAAAAGAGAATATTAAAAGAAACATCTTCTGGTTTTCAGTTTTAGCTGTAATCTTCTTTATATGTTGGATTTTATCAAAAAATTAAAGGATTGGTGGAATGGGCTCGAATATTACGAGAAGTTCTTTTTTATTGTTTTTATTCCAGCTATTTTGTTTACAATTTACGGAATCAGCGATCTTTACCTTAATCATTTTGATCTTCTGTCTAAAGATCACCATATGGGATTT